TATTAGATGCATTAGTTGATATTGATGATGCAAAATCTAAACCAGTTAAATCTGTATCACTACTAACTTCTTGTAGCTTTGTAAATGCTTGTGTATTTTCGTAAACTTTCCAACCGTTACTATCTGCTGAGTCTACCCAAAATTTAGATTTTAAATTTGCTAACTTTTGTGCAACAACGTTTAAGGTAGTTAATGTGCTTGTTCTAACCGAAACTAGTTTGCTTAATCTACCAACACAGGTTTCAATATCTTCTATTGCTTCAGAAGATATAAATGTAATTTTTTCTAAACTTATAGATTTAACTTTAAAAAATGCACCAATATTTGCTTTAGAAGTTTGAGCACTTGCAAATGAACTATCTTCAGTACTTAATGTTGTAGAAAGTAAATCATATACGCCAAATATTTCGCCAGGTAAAATATTCTGTGGTGTTGAAGTTAATACTACTGTAAACTCAGTTTCTCCACCAACAACACTTTCAATATTAAAATTAGTATCGTCGTGTCTATAAATATTCCAAGTTAATTTATCATTGCCTACCCATATAAGATTTCCTCGGTTACACAAAGAAAAGTCAATATTTAATATTGCATCATAATCTTTAACAACAAAGTTTACATCTTCTTGGTTAACATATCCGCTGTCTTGAACATATCCCTGCTCAGGAGCAATATATTTTTCAGGAAACGGAGCATGAGTATATTTTTTTGGTTTTAAATAAGTTTCGTATGGCTGGATTCTATATATTAAATCTGTTTCTTCTCCAGTTACGCTTTTTACTAATTCTATTGGTTGGGGTGAAAGTCTAAATTTTGTTTCATCTAGTTTGTATTCAACTTCGTCAAATCCATCAGAAGCGCCATATTGTCCACTTTTAATTGCCCATTCTTCATAGAATTCTAAACTATCTTTATCAGCATTTCCTAATACATCAAACAACTTTGTTAACGCATTTTGAGTTCCTTTATCTTGGATAAATCCTTGATAGAACTTATATTGGCTAACATCGTCATTAATAATATTTTCTAAATATTTTCTTTTCTGATAACCAATTAAGTGTTGTGCCATCCTCTGTTGTTCTGCATCAAAATTATCACTGTCTAAATCATAAAAGTCTGCAAACTGGTTAGTTTTATATTCAAAGTTTGGTGTTAGTCCCGGAGTTGGTTTTTCATCTAATCGATTCCAAAAAGATGGATTAAACGTTTGTGTTCCAGGAACTTTTTGACTTGCAGTGTAATAAAATTCTTTTTGTTTAATAATATCACCAATAAAATAATCCTTGTTTGATTCCCAATTAGTTATTTTAGCCTGATCGTAAACAAATCCTTCAATGTTAAGACTGCCGTCCCAGTTTGCTGTTCTGTACCCAAGGACTTTTATTCGTTCTTGTCTATACCCAGGCTCTAGGTCATATATAGTATCATTAAATACTGTTTTATTATCCAACAATACTACATGTTCTTTTTGTACTAACGGTAATTTTATTGCATATATACCATCAGCAGTGTTCTTAGGCGTTAATATAAATTCATTCGGGTCTTGTCTATTAAGCTGAACAAAATCTTCTGTTAACTTTTTGCCGTCAACTTTAACAAGTGTGTATCCGTAAAATGTATCAAAAATATTATCAACAACACTATAATCAGATTTAAATTTTAATTGCGAAGCACCCGGACTTACACTTATTAAAGTACCGCTGGCCCAATTATGTAATGTCCAATATGCAAACTCTTTTGCCGATGTTTGCCAATCGTCTACTACACTTTCTTCTTCTCTATAGTTATCAAAAACAAATCCAACAGACTCTAAATATTTTCCGTATCCTTGTAAGAAGTCGGTTACTTCTTCAATAGTTTTTAAAATAGTACCATATGGAAGTTCTAAAGGAGCATACGTTGCATACTCTTTTCTTAATGTTATTTCTCTGCCGCCTCTAATCGGTAATGACGGTAACCTTGCAAAATTATCTAAATTAAACACATCAGCAGTATGAGATTTTGTTACTCTATAAAACTGTCCACTGTTTTGAACTACTACTCCTGTTGAATACGTTCTTCCTGCTTCAAACTCTATATAAGGATCCGAGGCGCCGCCAATAGTAACAACAATATCTTTATCTCTAGGAAGTACTGGAAAATATTTAAATATCGGTGATGTGTTATCATAACCTTTAATTTTATAACCATTTGACTTTCTTTCAATCATTACTCCGCTATAAGAAATTGTTTTTACCGGAGAACTTTTATTAAGGAAGATGCTATAATTTTCTTCTGGAACAAATACATTTCCTTCATTAAGAGGCGTTCTACTATCTAAAATTAATTTAAATTTATTCTTATCAGTATACCCAGCAATTTTAAATCCTATTTGATTTGTAATTGAAGTTAAGTCTAGTTTATATTTAGAATATCCTAAAACAACGTTAGATGCCATATAACCTGCAACATAATTTATTAACCCAGAAGTATAAACTTGAGTAGAATCTAAATGGGTATTAGGAAAAATTAAACTCTTTAATTTAATTTGATTATTATCAGCTTTGTATATAATTTGTTTTGTTAAAGTTCTAACTTGATTAACTCTATCAAATCCAGTAGCTAACACTTTAGACGGTTGATTTAATGTCCAGCTTGTAATTAAAGAAAAAGGATATTCACTACTTCGGCGCCAGGCAGTTTCAACAGGTGAATAATCACCAAATTTAAATGAATCATTTAACTCACCCGAGTTAAAATTTTGGGCATATCCTGAATCATTTGGACTTAACAAAGTACCATTTTCGTCAACTGGAATGTGTGTTAATAATGTTGCCCTTTTATAATTATTTAAAATCTTAATCTTTTCGCCTGGGGCTCTAACAACACCGTTTTGCAAATCCGTCCATAGAATTAAATTGTCTTTTGTATATGGCGCAGGACCGTACTGTGTGTCCCACCAATTAGGTTTAATCGTAAATCCTATCATTTCCCAGGGGTGTGTATGAGGACGATCTGTGTCGTATGCTTGTTGATACACTGCTCTCCAAAATCCCGGAAGTGTATTTCCGTTAGGCGATGACATTGTAGAATAATTAAATGTCCAAGAATTTAATCTATCATAATAAGAATTTTCAGTATAGTCAGTATCAACTAACGAAGACCACTGTATAAAATCAGCCAACATAGGTGAATCTACAGCTGACTTATTAAAATCAGTAGTTCTAAATTCGCCGCCTTTGAAGCTATCTATATCAAATAACGAAGTGTCATATTTAATTTTTAAATTATTATAAATTCTCTTTTCTAACTCTAATAATAGATTATCTCTAAAATCATTAAATGCTTTTATAATACTACCATCATGTCCTTGAATTACATTTACTGGTGTTTGGTAAGTATTATCATTATACAAACTTGGAACAAAAGAAGGATATAAGCCTAACTTTGTAGGAGTAGGTGGTACATAACTTCCGTTTGTAGTTTCGTATTCGTAAATATCAAGTAAGTCACCTTTAGTTTTAGTTTTTGTAACATTACAAAACCCTTCACTATTAAATGTATAATCTTTACCGTGAACTAACTGCATATCATTTAGATACACTTGCACAGAATTTCTACTTGGAACATCTAAACTAAACACTTTTGCTATAGCAAAATATTGCTGAGTATTATCGTCTACTATATGCGAAGTTCTTTTTACAGATCCTTGAGGAACCATATCTGAGAAAAAGAAGGGCATTGAGTTTATTTTATCTTTATTTATTTCTGCTAAGATTCTATCAACGTGCTCTTTAACCGGTCCTTCCCAACCTAAGTCATTTGCTGTTTGCAGGAATAATCTTTTAAATTTCCCATACTCTCTTCGTGCATATCTAATTGAGGATATTATATTAGAATCTTGATCTAATATACTATACATTGCTAAATTTAATGGAGAACTATGCTTAACAAATCTATTACCAAATTTTGTTATATCTCCTAAATCTCTTAAATTTCCTACACCTGGAAACTTTCCTGAAAAATTAGATAAGTTTTCAACTATACTGGTTACGTGATTGTTTACTTCTCCTAATGTAAATTCATTAACATTATCGTTTAATGGATTTCTCTCTAAATTACTTGGAAAATCATAGTATCCGTTATCATTTTTACTAGCAACAGAAGTTGTTTTAATTATAATGTTGTCACCATCTGTTAATCCAGTTAATGAAGTAAATGCTGGTTTTAAAAATGTAACTGTAGTTAAATTATTAGGAGATATTCCTAATGTGTAATCAACATCTTTAAATTTTAATACGTTATTTAAAAACACCGTTACGTTTAAATCTGCAAGAGCAGCACTATTTTCATAAACATCAATATCAAATATATTAGTAGTATTATCAAACACGTAATTTCTTATTACAGGCTGTGTACTATCAGTTGGTGCTTTAATCCAACCATTTGTATTTGTATATGTAGATATACTTGAATACGTTCTAAGAAATCCTACATCTGTATTTTTGTAGTATAATTCTTCAATATTACGATATTCAAAATAGTCATTTAACAAATTAAAATTAAATGTAATATCGCCTACGTTTGTTATTGTTCTGTATGAAAGAGGAATTCCAACTTCAGTATCTACTGAGCCTGTTCCTTCTTTATAACTAAAAAGTTTATTACCTTTAAAAGTTGTTGAATCATAAATTGTAGCATCGCTATAACTATTGTTATTTTCGTCAAATAATTCAAACAACGGAGGTTGGTTTACTTTAGTTTTTGTTTGTGCTACTTTCCAAGATGTTCCGTTGTAATAATACATTAATCCTTTGTATGTATTACCGTCTGTAATTAACACTACTTCGTTAGTTACTGGTATTGAGTCAGTAACGTCAATTAATGAAATCTGTTTAATAGTTTGATCAACTTCAATTCCGGGGCCATCAAAATTAAAGAACTTAACTTGAAATATTCTTCCGTTAACTAGCTTATCAGTATCTGCTGTAAATAAAATACGCATTCCGTCAATTAAATCTATGCCATCAATATTGTAACCTGTGCTACCTTCAATAGTAGAAAATACATCTTTTGTATAGGTATCTAATAAATTAACATTTTGTTTAATACTAGTACCAAAGTTAAATAGCTTTATGCCCTTTTCAAATTCAATTATTGGACGTTTAGCTCTTGCAGATTCGTCTACATTAATAGGTTGCTCGTTTAATATAGCACTTTGTTCAATAACAGATTTATGAAACCACCTATTGTACCTACTCCATAAATTTCCGTCAATTGCACTACGATTAATTAACATATAATCTCGTACAGTAGGATATCCAATTGCAGTATCAAATGGCTGTCTGTCAAATCCTGCAATATCAAATTGTACGTCTACGTCTTTAACAAATGCACTAGGAACTGTTAGTAAATTTTGATTAACAAGAACAATTTTATCGCCAACTCCTTCAACATAATATTCTCCTGTAGCATATTTTGCTGGCGTTACGTCTCCAATAAAGCTAATTTTCATTCCATTAGTTAAACTAAATCCTTCACCTGTAGTATATGTCTTCTTTCCTAATATTTCAGCATCAATGTCAATTGCTGACGACTCTTCTATATTAGCAACCTTTATTAAACCTGCTGCTTCTATATCATTATCAGCAACATAATATAATGTATCTGGAGTAGTAGCAGTTGGAGTAAATGTTATTGTACCTTTTTCTGTACCCTGATTATCAATTAGCGAATCATCAATTAAAAACGAGTTATCTAAATCACGCTTTGTTCTAAGTGTAAAGGGTAAACCCGGAGTGTCAATATCAAACTTGTATGTAACGCCTCTAAATAATTTAATTGTTGGATTCTGCGTTAATCCATCTGGCGAAAATACATACCCAAAATTATCATCATTGTCAGCAGCTGACACTGTATAGGTGCTAATTACTTCTGTAGATTGTCCTCGTACATTAACAACTTGTGGACCATTAGGTAACCAATAGTATTCTCTAAAATTAACAAACTTGTCCCAGTCAATGTGCGGGTTCCAAGCATAATATTCTTGTTTATTAGTAATACTGTGATCAGAAACCTTTGAGTTAAAGCCTGTTAACTGATTCATGTAATCATTATAGTCTTTATAAAATGTTACATTTCCTAACTCATCTTTAATAATAGTTGCTGGTTCAAACTGATAATTTTTTCTACTAGTTGAAATATCACCAACATAATTGTCATCTTTAGTAAAAGACGCTGCTGTTTCTCTACCAAAATAACCATTAAGTTTTTCAGCAACTCCGGGCTGTATTAATTGGTCTAGTGTACTAGCTAAGAACTTACTGTTAGGTACTGTTCTAAAATACCTAGGTAAATGCCTTTCGCTTTTTCTTTTTGCGTTAGGATCGCTAGTGCCGCTAGACTGATTATTGTCGAATGCCATTTAATTCTTTCCTTGAAATTTATACACTTTTTATTCCAGAAGATACTGTTGTTGTTGCTGTAGAAATAGTTCCACTAGCTCGTAATCTACTTGCTGTAATAGCGTCTATAACGTCGACATTATTAACAGTTGCTCCGCTTATAAAAATTTGATCGCTTTCTGCTTTAATTTCAAATAAGCTGCCAAATGTTTGACTTGTTTGTGTAGGGACAATTAAAAATGTTACTAGGTCCGGTGTAAGTTCAGACATTACGTAGTTTGCCATTTCTGAAAAGAAAAACTTATCGCCAAAGTCCCAATTTTCTAGTGCAAAATATTCATTAATTGCTGCAATAATTCTTGACTTAATGTCGTTATCGTTTAACACAAGATCTGGATTCTTAACCACTTTGAATGATGCTTGCAAATCTGCTGTTGCCTTATTACCAAATAATACTTTGTACGTAACTGGATGATAAATTATCTCATCACTTAATGACTTAATCTTAGATAATTCTGTATTATAAGAAAGAGCTAATGCATCTGAACTTGCTGGTAATGGTTCTTTTGCACTTCCGTTTAAAAACGCTCTAAAATCTGTATCATAACTTCTAGTTAAAATATAAGTATCAATTAAATTACTTGAACTAGGATCAAGTCTTGAACTATCATCTGCACCATGAACATAATAGAAAGATATAGCTTCTCTACCAATTCTTGCTCTGTAATCAGTAGTTTGTACTAATAATCCTAATGTACTATTATAGTTTTTAAACACGTTAGTTGTAGTAAAATAAAATAACTGCCCATTTGTATATGTACTAAGTGGAGATAATAATGCTTCTGAACTTAATATTATTGGATATAATGTTTCAATCTTAATAAAATTATAATCTTCAACACCGTCTGTAGTAGTAACCTTTTCTTGGAATATATATTTTGTTAATGGATTAATTGTTTCATTTACTACAGTGTCAAAAACGTCCGGATCGTCGACTACTCCGTCATCATCAGTATCAAAAAACGATACTTCTATCTTTTTACTATCTACATATCCTTCAGCATCTCTATATTCTTCTGTTAATTCCCAATCATAATCAATAGTAAACGGAAGAGCACTATCGGGTTGAGTGTTTATATTTAAGATACTAATCCTATCCTTAACTATTTTACCAGTTAGGTTATTATAGATTTTGTCGCTAGAGTTAAAATAGAATCGTATTTCTTGATCGCTTTCAAAAATATACCTCATTGCTCTATTTTTAATTGTATACGTTTCGCCGTCGGTTTCAAACAATAACATCCAGCTTGAATCTAATTGTTGGTTTGAAACATCACCAGTTTTACCTGTACTAAAATCATTAGAAGTATTTAAATTATTTTCTGTAATAATTCTCCAAGACTGTGTATCTGTACTATACCGAAGTCCAAATGTTTTATAAGCAAAGACTTGGTCAATTAATTGTGTTGCAACGTCAGTTGCTAAAGTTGCAGACAACCCCGGTCGAATTTCTGATAAACGAGAACCACTAGGAATAACATCATTTAATGATACTGGTCCTAGTCCAGTAGTAGCAACTATAGATCCATCTCCAGTAACTGATGCTATTTTAACCCATTTATAATTTACTACACCTTTTTTACCTTCATAACCAGTTATAGAAACTAAGTCAGTATTAAGGAAACTTTTTCCTACTGGAGGTAAAAACTTAACCATTGTTCCAGGAACTATTAGTTTTAATAACGATGAAGTATACGATCCTAATTGAGATTTTATATCAGCTGAATTTTTAAAATATCCTGTACTTAAATTTGTAGCGTTTGTTAGTTGTGTCCAAGTTACTCCAAGATCTATTGAGGATATTTTAGGAAAATAATTATAATAATAATTTCTAATTTTTTTGTTAACTAATATAGGCTCTATAGTATTAACAATTGCGCCTTCAATATCTGTTTTAGTAGAAAAAGTAAACGTTGTTTTAGGTATTAGTGTTTCTTTATATAATACTCCGTCAGTGCCGTACAAACTAGTTTTACTATATTTTCCAGTAGCGTCTATTAAATCAAAATACCTACTAATACCGCTTGATGTTCTATTAATAGATTTTACTTTAATGATCTCTTGGCTTATTCCCAATGGAGCAATTTGATAATCTTCAGCAGTAACCATTCTATTCTGTGTATAGTATGTTGATGGAGCATTTTGCTTAATACTTGCACTAGTTTCACTTGAAGTTGAGTTATCAACAGTATACTTTAATTCATAAGAAATTGTTAATGTTTCAATTTTATTATTAACTGATAGGTAAGGAACTGTAACAGTTATTCCTCGCATATCGTCTGGTGTAACAATAACTCTTTCATTTTTACTTACTCTATAAAATACACGGAAACTACCTTTTGGTAATTTTCCAAATACTCCGTCGGAAAATATTAAACTAATTCTATCATCTACACGAGTTAACACACTGTAAATATTTTGTATATTTTTATCTAAACTATTATATACTACATTATTACCTTCAACTGCATCAACCTTAGACCATAATTCAACTTCGTTTCCAAAACTATCTAATTTGTATAACCATACATCTGTATTATTAACATTAGTAGCATCAATAGCAACAACTTGGTTAGTGCTAGGAGTGTCTATTGTGAAAGTGCCTTCGTCTATCGACCCTTCTCTAAAATGACTAAAGAATCCAGTATTTGAACTTGCATTTCCTCTGCCGTCATCTCGGTATAAAAATGCAAAGTTGTTTCCAGGGAACGGTGCTTCTTCTTGTATAACAGTATCAACAACATCTGTTGATACAATCTCAAATCTTACACTCCTACCGTCAACTGCTTTAGAAAAGCTATAAACTGGAACTTCGTCATTGGTACTAAGCATGCGATATTGTTGTGTTGGAATACCACTAGAAACATCTTTCTTAATAGGTCTTCCAAACTTTGCATTGGCTGGTAACGTTACATTCATAACTTTTATAAATTGCTCGTACCAATCTAAATTAGTAGGATCATTCCAAACAATTGTCTGCCTGGCTAAATTAACATTATTAGAATCTATAATTTCTTCTGATGTTGAAATACTTTCAATTTTAAGTAATCCGTTTGCAGATTGATTACGTTTAGGATTGTAAGACAGTAAGCGAGCAAGACGGAGAACTGATTCTCTACGCTCTGCTAACTCTAAGTAATTTTCTCTTGCATTTAAATCAATGCGGAATGATATATTTTGACCCATATATGCAATTAAGTCAATTAATGCTAAGTATTCACTTGATTCAATATAGTCATTAAAATCTTCTGGATAATTTTCTCTCAAATAGTTAATCATTGTCCGACGGAGGTTTTCAAAGTCATAACTCTGAAAATCTGCATTACGGAATGACTGGTACACCCGTTTCCAGTCCTCTGCTAATAATAATCTATTTTGTCTATCTGTCGCTGACATATTTTACATCCTTCGTTATAAGTATTTATAGCATCTAGTTAAGTGCGTATATTAAAATTACGACTTTAAAAAGCCTGCATCTTCGTCAAATCGCATCCTTAATGTCTCTGAAATGTTAAACGGAAGATAAGTTATAGTACACTCTATTTGTATTCCTTTTTCATACTGATCAATTACAATACGGTCAACGTTGGTCCTTGGATCACTGTTAACAATTTTTGTAACATTTTGTGTTATTGCTTCTTTCAATGTCTCAGTTAATGGCTCAAATAAAGCGTCCCATATAATTGTTCCAAACTCAGGATTACTAAGTTTTTCACCTTGCCTAATATGAAAATGATTGATTAAATCTTGCTTAATCAAAGATATATCGTATAAACTATAGGAAGCATTGTCAGGATTAACTGTACTCATTCCTCTATATGATGTTTTTGTATTAACATCATCTTTTCTAGCTTTTCCAGGAACAGTAATTTCTGAATATATTTTTTTCTCTATTGTGCTCATAACGTATTTACCTTATTTTTAATCACCCACAAACACATCAGGCGATCCTTGGGCTGTTACTGGTCCGCAGTGAGCACCACCCGCTGACGGGCATAAACTGTCTGGGCTTGCTCCGTCTGGTGTGTGGTTTACTACTAGTAAGTTATTAATAAAAACAGCTTTAGATCCTGCAATTAGGGCGCCTCCGCCGTGTGTATTTGGATCACCGTTGACTGATACTAACAAGTTATTAACGTATACTTTTCCTTGCCCTGCAACTACTGTTGTTGCTCCACACGATCTTGCATCACTATGTCTATGTATAGCCGGCATTATGTTGGTCCAACTTGTTGATTATCAGCTTTCTTTTGTGTAGGAGTTAACGGAGCTACAACACATTTCTTTTTCATAGTATCTTCAGTGGCGGCTTTCTTCTCAATTTCTTTAGCAGTAGCTGCAGCTGTTTTTGAAGTTGTACCCGAAGCTGTTGTACCTTTTGGATTTAATTTGTTTAAGGATATTGGATCTCCTCCGTTAGCAAGATCAGTACTACTATTGCTTGCTAAACTATCTGTTTTTGCCGGAGTGTGTTCTACCGGATCATAATTCTCATGTCCTGCCCATGGTTCAGCCTGTGGTGATCTAAACGGTAAGTTTGCTGTTTCAGCACCGGCTGCAACAGCTGCTGGTGGACCATTCATATCAATCTTAGTAGCAGTTTCTAAATGATGTTTGCTTGTAATATTAGTTGTTTTTCCTGCTGTAATTTTTCCGTCTTCTCCTATAGAAATTTCCCAGTTTTTTGTAGAAGTTTGTCTAATAGTATTACCTACGTTTAAATCAAAATCTTTTCCAGCTTTTTGTCTAATATCAATTCCTGCTGTAAAGTTAATATCTCGTGCTGCTGAAAAGTTGATATCTCTATCAGCGGTTACATTATAATCATTTTCTGTATGCACACTTACACTGTCTTTTGCATAAATGTCAATTTTTCCGTTAGAGGTTAATTCAATCCAAGTTGTACCTCTAGCATTTCCAATGTAAATTAAATCTTCACTGTTGTGCAATAGTATTTGATGTCCTGTCCTTGTTTTTAAACGCACTAATTCGTTTTGTGGCAGCGTTGGATCGCCGCCTGTTTCTTTTTTCTCTACTGAAGTATACTCCGACTTTGAAGAAGCAGGTGATCCTTTACGCAAAAACGAAGCGTCACCGTCATCCATAACAAACGAGGATCCGCCAAGTCTACTAGATGGTGTTTGTGTTTGCTCGCCGGCGTTGCCGTAAGCTATTTTTGGTGCTCCTTTTCGACGATCATATGGCCCTGGCGTACTCATGCCAAACACCATACTAGGAACCTCTCTTCTAGCACTAGATGATGATAAACCTCTAGTATTATCTTCAATTAGTCCTGAATTTTTTAAAATTGCACATGCATCCATGTCGCACGGTTTTATAAATTGTGTAGGATCGCCCCCTTTGTGTTTTTTTAACCTTTTATTGTATTCGCCAACAGGAAGATTTTTTGTTTTGTCCTCTGAATTAAATGTTGTTCCGGCTCTGCCTGGAATCATAAAATTCATATAATCGTCAGGAACACATCCTATCCAATATCCTGCTCCGTGATTACCTTCAACAAATATCACTAATACTAAATTTCCAATGTCAGGCGGCACTGCCCACATTCCGTAGCTTTGTTGAGTGTTTGAAAAACCTTCATTTGCTGTTGTACCATTAAAAGGAGTTACTCCGTAAAAACCTGGAAGATATTTTACTTGAGTAGTTTGTCCTGTAGCTTCAGCATTGTTACCTTCTTCAGTTACTTTTAATAATTCAACTTCTAATCCGCCCATATAAGTCGTATCAATATGACTAATTATCCTTGCTAGATAAGGTCCTGGGTTTCCAGTTAAATCTTTTGAAGTTCTTGTTAGCTGTGACATTTAAAGTTCCTTTATTATGTTCCGGCGTCTATTTTATTAGTAGGAGAACCATCAGTGTATAATGCATTACCAGAACTTGCTGCAATAGCGCCTGCTTCTGGACCGTCTAGTCCTTGATTTTTTGGTTGTTTTATTTGTTCTTTAGTTAGTACTGGAGTTTTTTGGTCTTGATTACGTCTTCTAACTAAACTTAATGTTTGTTCAAACTTACCATCATTAAAGCTACTTTTTACACCAATACATTGGTAAAGTCCGCTAAATGATTTAGTAGGAGCAGATACTCCGCCAAAATCCATCCAACCATTTTCGCCAATATCAAATGGTGTTCTAAAATTTAATACAATATCAATTTCCGAACTTTGGTAATCCATACTGCCGTCTTTAGTAAGATTTATAAATTCCGTTTCTGCAGCTGTATAATTTCCTACACCTGAATCACACAGCCAGTAAGGGTCGCCCCAGATTTTTAAATCAACTTTAATTAAATCTGCAGGACTATCTAATAATGCACTATTAAATTTTCGAGCAACTTGGGTTTCGCTCCATTCTTGACCACCACCTCCGGTAGTAGTTGAATTATTTTTTATAACATCTTTTACTGTAGGAGATCCTTCACTAGTTGGGTTTGTATCGCCATCATTTTGTTTGTTTACTGCTTCTTTCTCTGCAACAGTTTTAGAAGATTGTGATGCTGTTTTAGAATCTTTTGAAGCTTGGCCTTTTTGTGCGCCAATCCCTACAAAAAATGCACTATCAAATTGAATGTCAAAATCTAATATATCTTTATTTTTACCAGTATAGATATAATTATATTCTTTTGGAGCTTGAGTACGAAGCTGTGCTAAATTTGGGGTTCGTTTAGTTATTGAAGCAAACCGAGAAGCATTTACTTTAAACGGAACTATTCTATATACAAAAGTTTTTGGATTAGCTCCTGTTGCATCAACTGTTTTTGGATCAGAAGTTTCATAAACTTGAGATTCAACTTTAAACCAGTCAACCATATTATATTGATCGGGTTTATTAAGCCGTTCTTTTATGCCACGACCCCACTCACTTGCTATTATTACTTCTTCTATAATATCTTGAACTTTTGTGCCAGATGTAAATTGAAAAGATCTAGTAGTTGTTGGCTCTTGTACTTGAGCTCGACAAATAAGTCCTGTTTTTTTATCAGTACAAACATTAGGGCCTGGTTGCGGTTTTGTTCCAGAATCATTTTTAGATTTAACAATTTTTGATTTTC